GAATTAGTAATGGCGGCAAAAGATATGGTAGACCGTATTACCAGTTGGATGGAAGACACAGCAGAAATGCAAACTGAAAGTATGTTAGAACTAGCAGACTCAATTCGTGATGAAATGGGATCGGAGCAATCAGAAGCATTTGTAAATGCAGTTAAGCCGGCACTTGAAGCACTTTATACAGCACTAGAAAGTACACGTGAAGCAACTACAACAGGAGTTGGTTTACTTACAGGCGAAACAGCACCAGAAGAACCAATGGGTGATGAAGTACCTGCAGAAGAACCAGCAATGGAACCGACAGTAGATGCAGAAGCAGGTGCTGAAGAAGTCCCAGCTGAGGACGATGGTATGGCAGCAGCTGAACCAGCAGTAGGTGGTGAAGAAGAAGCAGGCCGTGCAAAACGTGAAAGCGTAGAAAGAAGCAGAAAATTAGGTACTATTCTTTCAAAAAAAAAGTAACGGAAGAGGCTAGTCCTTCCGAAAAATTAATTCTAGTACTGAGAAATATTCTCGCTGATGCAAACTTGAAAAAGCAAGCAAGCGAGTTTTCTTTTGATAAATTAAATCGTTTAATGAAGAATGCAGGACGTGAGCAGTTCGACTATAGAACATTTAAGGCTGCATATGACTCAGATGAACGTTTAAAAAGTATGATTAAAAACTTTAATCAAGACGGTGTTACACTTAAAACTGATGTCGATGCTGACACATCAGCGCCACAAGAAGATCCAGGTAACTCTAAAGTTAGCCAAATGGCTAAACGTGCAACTAGTAAACGTCAATAACCACTTGACAAATAATAACTTTTAATGTATTATAGTACTTAATACTATAGGAGAAGACATGTCTCGAACAAATAAAGAAATTATTGAGTTGGTTCATGACCTAATTGAGTCAAGAATACAACCAGCAGTATCTTCACATGGCGGTAAAATTAACTTTGTTTCATATGATAACGGAAAACTAGTACTAGAATTAAGCGGCGCTTGCGCAGGCTGCGCAGGTAGCACCATGACATTAAAATACGGTGTTGAAAATATGGTGAAGCATTATATACCCGAAGTAACTGAAGTGGATGCAGTCCACGATCAAAACAGCGGAGTAGAACCATATTACAAGGATAAGACTAATGTCATTGATACAAAAGAAGTTTGATTATAAACCAATTTCTCGAAAGCAAATAAACGGTAAGCGATTATACGAAACACCTGATGGCAATGCTGTCGCTAGTGTTACTACAATCTTAGATGCCACAAAGGATAAAACACACCTTATTGCTTGGAAGAAGAGGGTAGGCGAAGCTAAAGCACAAGAAATTGTAACCGAAGCAGCCGGTGTAGGTACTAGGATGCACAAGTATCTCGAAGACTATATTGATACAGGCGAATGGCCCACTCCCGGAAGCAATCCATATGCACAACAAGCACACGGCATGGCAGAAGTTATCCGTGACAATGCTCTTAAAGATGTAGAAGTATGGGGCAGTGAAGTAGCATTATATATGCCTATGATGTACGCAGGTACAACTGATCTAGTAGGAACATACAAAGGACAGCCTGCAATTATGGATTTTAAACAGACAAACAAGCCTAAAAAAGAAGAATGGGTAGTGGACTACTTCTTGCAACTTGTGGCATATGCTGAAGCACACAACGAAGTATACGGCACTAATATACGCGAAGGACATGTGTTTATGTGCAGTCGTGCAGGTGAATATCAACAGTTTGATGTTTGGCCCGATGAGTATGAAGAATGGCGGCAAGAATGGTACAACAGAGTCTATCAATATTACGAACAGCAAGCATAAATACATAATAAATGCGTAGGAGATAGCAAGTGGCTGTTGTACAGATTAGTAGAATTCAAGTAAGACGTGGACGCAAAGGACAAACGGATATTCCGCAACTTGCGTCTGGTGAAATAGGTTGGGCAGTTGATTCCCAAGAGTTGTTTATAGGTAACGGAAGCGTTTCAGAAGGTGCTCCGTTTGTAGGCAATACAAAAATTCTTACTGCTGCTGATAATATCTTTAATTTAGATGATCAATATGAATATAGAGCAAATGATTCTATTATTCAAACAGGTGCTACAGCAAGAACAGCAATAAAAAGAACTCTACAAGATAGATTAGAGTTCCAAGTATTTGCAGCCGACTTTGGTGCAGAACACGATACAAGTGTAATTCAAACAGCCGCGTTACAACGTGCTATTGATAACTTATTCTTAAACACTAAAACATCTCCACAAAACAGATATGTACTAAATTTAGCACCAGGTTTGTACAGAATAGATAACAGTCTTAAGTTACCTCCATATACTACGCTGAGAGGTGCAGGTAAAGATAAAACTATTATAGAACAAACAGCAAACCAACCTATTTTTATTAATGTCAACGGTTCGAGCACCATTGGTAACTATGATATAACTACAGCACTAAGTGCAGATAATCAAACTCGTAATATTGAAGTAAGTGGCATGACTCTACGTTATGAAAATACTCCTTCAAATATTTACAATACTGTATTTGATTTACAAAGTTGTAGAGATAGTCATTTTTACGATTTAAAATTAAAAGGGTATTGGGACGGTGATGGAGATCAAGCAGCTTCAATAGGTTTTAATTTAAAGAGCTTTAGTGGAGCAGTAAGAAGTAATTCTAATTTATTTGAGAATATTGATATTGAAGGATTTGCTTACGGAATAAACAGTTCGCATGATATCGAAAATAACAAATTTAAAAAAATTAATTTTAATACGTTATTAGTTGCGGTGCGTTTGGGTGCAAACATGACTCCTGTAGATTATAGTGATCCTGTCGAAGTTGCTGCTTTTTTAGCAGACGGTAGAGCATATGGTCCTGAAAATACTGTTGTCGAAGATTCTGTCTTTAGAGAAATTTATAATCAAGGATTTGCTGTACACAAAGGAACAGGCAATATATCACAAAATAACAAATACTATGATGTAGGTAACGACGGCGGCGGAACGTCAACAGTTACTACAAGTGTAATTAAATTCGACGAAACCGGAAACAACTCAATTGATGATTGGTTTCAAAGAACAAAAGATCTAAGTTATAGTTCAGAATTTGTAAATGTTAATAATTCAAATAGTCTTAACTTTAATGCAGACGTAAGTGGTCCAAAATACTTACCTGAAATCGAAGGTATATTTAATTATTCACACAGTCACATGCACACTATTAATCCTATAGGAAGTAACGGCAACTGGATAACAGCTTGGCGTCTTCCAGCGAATCAAACAAGAACGTTTGAAATACCTTACACATACAAATCTATCAATGCTGACGGTGTAAGGCATGGAGTCCTTACCGTCTTAATTGACAGAGACAATGAAAAGATATGTGTTTCTGATGAATATGAATTTATTGGACAAGATGATAGTCTGACTGGGGTCGGAAATAACTTGACTTTTAGAGGAAAACTTGTTAATATAACAAGTGGTGATGCAGGAGACTCTGATAATGATACTGCTTATATAGAAATGTATAACGGTACATCAGAATCTTCAGTAACATTACCAACAATTACGTTTACTCTATCGTCAAGGTCATAATGTTTACGAAAAATTTTGAAGAACAATTAGTAGCATGGAAAAAATTTAGAGATTCATTAGAAGAGTCTCAAGATCCATTTCGGCAAGTAATGGACTTTTATAAGCAAGCTCCCTTACACAGAATTAGTTGTGATCCTTGGAATCAAAGCACTTGGGCAGGTCCTTGGGAGCTACTTGAAGAGAACCAATATTGTGAGTTTGGAATCGTATTAGGAATGTGTTATTCCCTACAGTTAACTGATAGGTTTAAAGGGTCTAACTTCGAGATACATATTTGTACGGATAACGAAAAGTCAGAAACGCACTATTTGTTATTTGTAGATAATCAAGTTATTAATTTTAACAATAAAGTCGTTTCACGAGAGGAATTACCGGATGCTTTATTTTCGCAAAGAGTCTACGAGATGCCAGAGCTCCACTAAATACCTCTATAACAGAAAAAAAATTAACTAGAAAAGAACAGGAGTCATACATGTCAAACGGCATTCACATTGTCAAGCGTAATGGTTCGAGAGAACCAATTAACATTAACAAAATACACAAGGTAGTTATGCATGCCTGTGAAGGACTAGCAGGCGTAAGTGCTAGTCAAATCGAAATGAATGCTAATTTACAATTTTATGATGGTATGAGCACAGAAGAGATTCAAGAAATAATGGTTCGTTCTGCTAACGATCTTATTTCTTTAGATACACCAAACTATCAATTCGCGGCTGCGAGACTATTAACTTATGGTCTATACAAGCAAGTGTTTGGACAATTTCTAGCAGTTCCATTCATTAACATTATTAAAGCAAACATTGAACGTGGAGTTTATGATCCTGCTATTCTCGATGCATACACCGAAGAAGAAATTGCATCATTAGATTCTTATATAAAACACAAGCGAGATGAAAATTTTACCTATGCAGGTATGCGCCAAGTAGTTGACAAATATCTTGTACAGGATCGTTCTTCAGGTGAGATCTTTGAGACTCCTCAATTTATGTACATGATGATCGCGGCAACGCTTTTCCATAACTATCCAAAAGAAACACGTATGCACTATGTAAGGAGATACTACGATGCGACCTCATTATTTAAAGTCAACATACCTACACCCGTTATGGCAGGCGTTAGGACTCCTATTCGTCAGTTTGCTAGTTGTGTCCTTGTTGATAGTGATGATACCCTTGATAGTATTTTTGCTAGTGATATGTCGATTGGTAGATATACTGCCCAGCGAGCAGGTATTGGTATCAACAGCGGAAGAATTCGTGGGGTTAACTCAAAAATCAGAGGCGGAGAAGTAGCACACACAGGTATTATTCCGTTCCTAAAGAAGTTCGAAGCAACAGTGAGATGTTGTACACAAAATGGTGTACGTGGTGGCAGTGCTACAGTGCATTTCCCGTTCTGGCATCAAGAGATTGAAGACATCCTTGTGCTAAAGAACAACAAAGGCACAGAAGACAATCGTGTACGCAAACTAGACTACTCGATTCAGTTGAATAAAACAATGTACGAAAGACTGTTAGCCGGTGAAGACATAACTCTTTTCTCGCCACACGATGTACCAGGACTGTACGAAGCATACTTTGGCGATCCTGCAGAGTTCCAAGAACTGTACGAGTCATATGAGCGTAAGACCAGCATTAAGAAGAAAAAAATTCCTGCAATGGAACTGTTTTCAGCACTAGTTAAAGAACGTGCAGAAACAGGACGCATTTATATTATGAATGTTGATCATGCTAATACACACAGCTCGTTTAAAGATACAGTTTACATGAGCAACTTATGTCAAGAGATTACACTGCCGACAAAACCACTAACACACATTGATGACCCAGAAGGCGAAATTGCTTTATGCATCTTAAGTGCTATTAATGTTGGCGTTATTAAAGAACTAGATGACTTAGAAGAATTATGTGATTTAGCAGTAAGAGCACTAGAAGAAATTATTGATTATCAGCGTTATCCTATTGTGGCTGCTGAGAAATCTACAAAAGCAAGACGATCATTAGGTATTGGTTATATTGGGCTTGCACATTATCTTGCTCGCAACAAAGTACAATACAGTGATTCACAAGCATGGAAACTAGTACACGATTTGTCAGAAGCATTCCAGTACTACTTGTTAAAAGCAAGTAACACACTTGCCAAAGAGCGTGGCGCATGTGAGTACTTTAACCGTACTAAATACGCTGACGGCATTCTTCCGATTGACACATATAAGAAGGATGTTGACACTATTGTGGAGAACAAACTAAACTATGATTGGGATAGTTTACGACGCGATATTAAGGAACACGGGCTCAGGCACTCAACTTTGTCCGCACAGATGCCATCAGAGAGCAGTTCCGTTGTGTCGAACGCAACAAACGGAATTGAGCCACCTAGAGGATACTTGTCCGTTAAAAAGTCAAAGAAAGGGCCTCTTAAGCAGATTGTTCCACAATATCAAACATTAAAGAATCACTATACATTGCTATGGGATATGCCAAGCAATGAAGGTTACATTAATGTAGTAGCAGTAATGCAAAAGTTTTTTGATCAGGCTATATCAGGCAATTGGAGTTATAATCCAACACACTATCCGGACAATGAAGTTCCAATGAGTGTGATGATTAAAGATTTACTTACAACGTATAAGATGGGTTGGAAAACTTCTTACTATCAAAACACTTATGATTATAAAGAAGATCCTAGTGAGTTTGAAGAAGAAAAAACACAGGTAGTATTAGAACCTGCAAACACAACTGAAGATGATGAAATGTGTGAGGCTTGTGCAATTTAATGTTGACAAGATTTACAATTGAAAGTACTATTGTAGTACTATAGATAAGGAAGTTACAAAAATGTCTAAGACAGTATTTAATAAAGAAAAAGTAGACTTTACAAAACAGCCAATGTTTTTTGGAGAGGATCAGAACACACAGAGGTATGATACATTTAAATTTCCTGTGTTTGATAAACTTAATCAAACCATGCTTGGATATTTTTGGAGACCTGAAGAAGTTAGTCTTCAGAAGGATAGAGCTGATTATGCAAACTTCCGCCCTGAGCAGAAGCACATCTTTACTAGCAACTTAAAGTATCAAACACTTTTAGATAGTGTACAAGGTCGCGGCCCATGTTTGGCGTTCTTGCCGCATGTTTCACTTCCTGAACTAGAAGGTTGTATTGTTACTTGGGACTTCTTTGAAACTATTCACTCACGTTCATATACACACATTATGAAGAATGTGTACGCTGATCCAAGTGAAGTATTTGATACAATCTTAGATGACAAGAAAATTATCGAACGTGCAGAAAGTGTTACTAAACATTATGATGCATTTAACGAAGCAGCAGACGACTTCTTCCATAAAGGAAAAGGCAGTATGCGTGATGTTAAAAAGAAACTTTATCTAGCAATGCAAACAGTAAACATTCTAGAAGGATTGCGTTTCTATGTATCATTTGCTTGTACATTTGCATTTGGAGAATTAAAGTTAATGGAAGGCAGTGCTAAAATTATTAGTCTTATCGCTAGAGACGAAGCACAGCACTTGGCATTAAGCACACACATTTTAAAGAATTGGGCCAACGGCAAAGACGATCCAGAAATGGTTAAGATTGCTAAAGAGTGCGAAGAAGAAGTTTATGAATTATGGCGCACTTGTGTTGAGGAAGAAAAAGACTGGGCAAACTACTTGTTCAAAGATGGATCTATGATTGGACTTAACGATACACTACTTCATCAGTATGTAGAGTATATTGCTAACCGTCGACTAAAGGCTCTGGGCATGAATGCAATTTTTGATGCACCAGTTAATACTAACCCGCTACCGTGGACACAACACTGGCTGTCAAGTTCAGGACTACAAGTTGCACCTCAAGAAACAGAAGTAGAGTCGTATATCATCGGCGGCATTAAACAAGACGTTGATAAAGATTCACTTAAAGGTTTCTCATTGTGATAAAGCCTGAAAAAATATTACAGGTTGCAAATTTATCGCCAAGCGAATCTTGGGTGGAAAAATTAACAGAAATACATCCAATGCGTCAAGTGTTTTGGGCATCGATAATTCAAGTTTCGGTCTTTGGGTTCATGATGCTGGCGTTTTATTTAATTAACGGAGTTATAAATTGATTGAAATATATGGAAAGCCAATGTGTCCGTATTGTGATAAAGCAAAGGCACTTTGTGAAAGACGTGAATTTAAATTTACATATAAGTCACTTGGTACTGACTATACAAAAGAAGAGCTACTAGAATCGTTCCCAGGAGCTCGAACTGTACCACAGATTAAAATTAATGGTACAACAATAGGTGGATACGATCAATTTGTACAGTATCTTGACGAAACAGGCTATAACGGAACAGGCCACACAGTAGGACATTAATATGCTAATCGAAACCCCATATAAAGAAGGCGATACTATATCACTTAAATTAAGTTCGGGAGAAGAAATTGTTGCTCGTCTCGATAAAGAAGATGATACATATTACACACTAAAGAAACCTATGGTTTTAATTGCTCAACAACAGGGACTAGGTTTAGCACCTTACATGTTTAGTGTAAACCCTGACAGTAAGTTTATGCTACGCACTAATTCAGTTAGTTGTGTATCAAAAACACAAGAAGATATTAGTAAACAATATCTCACACAAACTACAGGAATTGCAGTATAATGCCAGGTGTCAGCAGAGACAACGATACTGCTGGCGGAGATTTAATTCCTAGCCAAAGCACTGTTTTTGCTAACAACGAAGAAGTTATTATTGATAATGACGATGTAGCAGGACACGGCCCTGGTGAACATGCTGCTCCTACTATTCCAGCAAGCCAAAATCCAAGCGTTTATGTAGAAAATAAACTAGCAGTAGTTCAAGGAGATCCTGCAACCTGCGGAGATCCTGCAACAGGTAGTAGTAATGTTTGGATTTTTGAAGGGTATGTTCCTCCAGTAATACTTTCACCAGAAACAGCAGCCGCAGTAGATGCCGCAGTACAAGAAGCTATATCAAATCCACCTAATGTAGGAGATACAGGACAACAAGTTCCTCAAAGATATGAAGGTGCCCCAGCAGCAGGTGTAGATGACTTAGGTACTAACGCTCCACTAGTAGACAGAAGTGTTGCAGACTCAGTAGCAGGTGCAGATCAAATTCCAGGTTTCTTGAGCCAAGTATTAGCAGAAGCAAATAATCAACAATGGGACGAAACTGGAGACAGAAGTTCCACTAGTAATGGCAATATTATTAACATATGGAGAGAGCTAGGTTTCCCTGATACTGCATACTGGCAAACAGACCAAACACCGTGGTGTGCTGGATTTTGTAACTGGGTGTTAAAACGTACAGGATACAAGTATATGCAAAGTGCTAGAGCATATGACTTTAGAGATAAAACAAATGTATACGGCGGCGTACCTGTTCCTTTAGATGCAGGACAACCAGGCGATATTGTAGTATGGAATTACAGTCATGTAAACTTTATATATACATCTCCTAGTCCGGGTGTGTACACATTTGTAGGTGGCAACCAAAGCGACACAGCAAGTGCTACTAACAATAACCCATCAGGCGGAACTATTACTAATAGTTGGAAGGGCGGCTGGAGACAATCAAACGGACGTATATCAGGTATATTCCGTCCTGTAAGAGCATAAACCACATTTAAGACTCCTTAAATGCACATTCAGTAAATATTTACGAAACATTTATAGGAGACTTATATGAGTAATCATGAAGAAATAGTACAAGCATTTAACAATTACCTAGCAGAACACGAAACGTTTGAAGGTAAAGGTGTTAAGGCAGCAGCAACTAGAGCTAGAAAAGCACTAGGCGATTTAGGCAAACTTACAAAAGAACGCCGCAAAGAAATCCAAGAAAAAAAGAACGCTATGTAAATGCGTTACTACCTTAGTTCATGTGAATACAAATGGACTCACGCAGATACTCATATGGAACAGATGTGGGTAATGCGTGAAATAGGTAGTGAAATATACAAATTTATAGAAACTAATGGTTGGAAATGGAAACTTTTAAGAAGTGAAAGTCAAACAATTCCTGGCGACATATACTGTCGTTGTGACATTTATGTAGATATTCCTGACACAAAACAAGCAACATTTTTTGTATTAAAATATCCTAAAGCACAATTAGTTGAAGCCGTCTAAGATGGACTATTTGGTACCTGTCGCGGTAAATATCTATATAGAAGCAATTTTGAGTACAGACATTGCTAAAAAGCTGTGTATGACGCTCTTAGAAGCCAAATATTAAGGAAATGAATAATGATCTGGTTAGATTATACAGTACACAGATATCCAAACGGTGATTTTACAGTAGAAGGTGATTGGC